CCCTTCTTGGCGAGCATCTTACGGACCGTCTTCTTCTTGACTAGGCGCAGGTGCGTCTTGAGTCCCTTGTGGGAGCGGCGGCGGCCACCAACGGATGCGGGGGAGAGAGCAGATGAACCACCAACAGCACCTTCCATTTCTGTTTTATACTCTTTCTAGGAGAAATTCTTCAAGCCGAGCAGGATTGGCAAGGCTCGACTGTGAATTTTTGTGCAGAGGCTGCAGCCTTTGTACGCAGATAATAACATCCAGTTTTTAGTCCCTGCTTCCACGCGTAAATATGCATAGACGAGATTTTGGCGTACGTAGGTTCTACTAGGAACAGATTGAGAGACTGCGACTGGCAGATAAATGGAGCTCGATCCCTTGACATATTAATCAGCGTCTTCTGTGGGATTTCCCATGCCGTCTTATACAGTTCCTTCAGATCATCGGGAATCTCCTCAATGTTCTGAATGGATCCATTATTATTCATGATCTGTTCGCGGGTCCACGAGTTCCATAGACGCAGCTTAATTAAGTCAGCAACGAGGTACTTATTTACTACCATGAAATCACCAGCAAGGACACGGCGAGTGTACAGATTTGACGTGAACGGCTCAAAGCATTCGTTATTTCCAAGAATCTGGGACGTGGATGCCGTAGGCATAGGGGCTACTAGCAACGAGTTCCTGATTCCGTACCGCTGCATCTCGCGTCGTAGGACACTCCAATCTAGGGTAGGATTCTGACCATCCCACAAATCAAACTGGAACTTGCCGTTAGATGTTGGTGATCCAGGATATGACTCGTAATGACCAGCCTTTTCCACGACTGGCATTCCGCGCCAGTACCCTTCAACTGTATTTGCAGCTGCAGTTTCAATGCTGGACTGACAGGCTGCGTAATAAATGTTTTCGAAGATATCACGATTCAGTTTCTGAGCTTCTGGAGAAGACCAAGGTAGACGCAGCATAGCAAACACATCAGCCAGTCCCTGTACACCGATACCGATAGGACGATTGCGCATATTGGACGCACGAGTTTCGGGGGTAGGATAGAAGTTCTTATCAATCACAATATCCAGATTTCGAGCGAGAATCGCAGTATACACCTGAAGCTTACCAAAATTGAACTCTCCATTCTCTACGAATTTCGGGAGTGCTAGTGAGCCCAAGTTACATACTGCAGTTTCCTTTGGCGACGTGAACTCCATGATTTCGGTACACAAGTTGCTTGACTTAATCGTACCCAGATTCTGCTGATTAGACTTACGATTGGCCGCATCCTTGTAGCACAGGTACGGATTACCCGTCTGAATCTGGCAATCCAGAATCATCTGCCAGATCTTTTGAGCTGGAATGGTCTTGCGTCCCTTTCCGTCATTCTCGTACTGAGTATACATCTCTTCGAACTTATCTCCCCAAACTTCATCAAGTCCAGGGCATTCCTTAGGACACATCAGAGTCCAATTGCCGTTTGCCTCAACTCTCTTCATGAACAGATCAGGAATCCAAAGTCCATAGAACAGATCACGCGCCCGATCTTCTTCTGCGCCCTGATTGAGACGCAGACGCAGGAAATCTTCAATATCCGCATGCCAAGGCTCTAGATAAATCGCGAACGAACCGTTACGCTTTCCGCCCTGATTCACGTACTTAGCGGTATCGTTGAACACTTTCAGCATTGGGACTAGACCGGTAGACTCGCCGTTCGTTCCATGGATCTTGGAGCCCCGGGCACGAATGTTATGTACAGACAGACCAATTCCACCTGCCCATTTAGAAATCTGGGCACAGTCGCCCAAAGTCTTATAAATGCCCTGAATTGAATCATCAGCCATTTGAACGAGGAAACATGATGATAGCTGAGGAGTTTGAGTTCCTGAATTGAAGAGAGTTGGTGTAGCGTGAATGAAGAATCCCTGTGATAGAGCATCATACGTCTCCTTCACTCGTACGAAGTTCGAGCCGTGAAGCTGGATAGCTACGCGCATCCACATATGCTGTGGGCGCTCAATAACTTCGCCATCAACCTTCAGAAGGTATCCACGCTCCAAGGTCTTGAACCCGAAGTAATCAAACATATAGTCACTATCGTAACAGATCATTGCCTGATAGGTTTCGGCATTCTTACATACGAGATCATGGTACTCATCCGAGATAACCTGGGTCTTGCCGTGATAAAGCTTCTCTACACACTCCGACAATGATGACGGCGTTGTCTTGTGATGATTATCAATCACAATACGAGATGCTAGAGTTCCATAATTAGGATGGTATCGCGCTTGCATCATCGCACACGTTTCCGCTGCAAACTCATCAAGCTTCGACGTGGGCATTCCGTCCGTAAGCTGATTGCAGACCTTTTGCGCGACTAGATCCGGATTGACATGCTCAAGCCCGTCCGATAGTTTGCGGACACGCTGGAGAATCTCGTCAAATGAGACCGGGACGCGTTCACCATTACGCTTCGTTACGTACATATGGTCAGTCATTTCTTTGTTCATCTGTAAATTTAAGTCAACAAAATCCGTTTCAGGGGGCGGCGAGTTGGATAGAGATATGCATAGATTCAAGTTCGCGTAGGAAAAGACCCGCCGAATACGGTATCTCAATCTTAGTTCCTTGCTGGTCCGCAGTAGAATCTAAATTTCCAGTTTCTTCCTGTAATAACGTTTCGGATTTATCTGAACGTTCCATCAGACTTTCGTTCAGGAACTTGGACATTCCGTGCGAGATAATTGAATCGCGCTCCATTTCTCCAATACGCAGTCCACCATCGTTCGCGCGTCCTTCTAACGGCTGATGGGTCAGAAGCGTCTTAGGTCCACGCGCACGGTAATTGATTTTGTCATCAACCATCAGTTTGAGGCGGAGGTAGTAAGTAGGACCAATAAAGATCTCGGCATCCATCATTTCACCAGTTTCGCCATTGTACATGATTTCGTGGCCGTAAGGGTGCATTCCCAGTTTAAGAAGTAAGTCTTTCATATCAGAAATACGGTTCTGGGTCGCAAACGATGTAGAATCAACTAAGGATCCAACTTCAATACCGGCTTTGACGGACATCGTTTCAATGAACTGGCCGATAGTCATGCGCGAAGGAAACGCGTGAGGATTCACAATCATATCTGGTCGTAACCCTGACGCTGTAAAGGGCAAATCCTCTTCAGCCATCCTCATTCCAATCGTTCCCTTCTGACCGTGACGGGAACAGAACTTGTCACCTAAGACTGGACTACGTTTCTCAGCTACACGGATCTTGACGCCTCGTAACCCTTCTTTCGTAATATAGCGATATACCCCATCAACAATACCTTTCTGTCCGCGTTTAGGTTTACCACTCTTGTCGCGATAATTCACAACTTCCTGTTCAGTATTTGAAATTGGCGTCACAATTCCTACTAAGACTGTATCTCCTGTAACTTCGGATCCCACCTTAATAATTCCATCACCATCGAGTTTCGTGTAATCCATTCCTTCTTTGGGAACTACAGTTTCGCGGTACCGTGAATCAGTCAAGATGTTTCCAAATAGAGTTGACTTGAATACAATAAACTTACCCCTGTCAAACCCAGACGATAAAGCTTCTTCAACAATATCGTAAGAATGGTAATATATCGTATCAAAAAGTCCTCGCTTTAGAGCATTGTCATTGATAATCACTGAATCTTCCTGATTGTACCCTGAATAAATACCTAGGGCTACAATGATGTTGTCTCCATACCCTAAACATCCATCCTTACCCAAAATATGCCGTGTCGTCCATGTCTGGGATAATGGAAGCTGAGGAGTGTTCATCCATACTGCCATCGTATCGAACCGTTTATTGAAAGCAGTATTATGCCATCCACATGCATGTTTTGACTGCTGACACGAGAACATATTTCGCGGAGCCTGATTATGATCGGCATTTGGAATCACACTTCCTGAAGCCGAGAAAATCGTGGATCCGTGGATTTCCGATAAGTGAGTATCCGAAAACGGTTCCATCCGAACACGTAAACATTCGGATTCCTGTGGGTCTACATAATCCATAATCTTATTATCAAAATCTGCCCACTTAGAAACACGTTTAACGGCTTCGGGTTTTGTACCTTCGCGGTACAACGGACGAGTCGCACGACCAGCATCTGTCCAAATGAAGTATTCGTTATCTGCGCGGTTCCAGCACAGCGAAATAAACTTCGAGATTTCGCGGTTGCGACGTTTCTGTAATGTATCGTAGTGGAAGTCTTCAGTATCGGCAGTAAACACTCCGACCATATCCGCATTCACAAATACTTTCGTCCACATCGGACTGAACTTTCCAGGATTGATGAGATGGGTATGCTTGAACGTCTTAAAGGCAGTCACAATGTCGTACATGATTTTCGAAGGAGTTGTGGTTGTTATCGTAGATAAAAGGGTCATGGACTTAATCATTCCTACATTTCCTCCATCCGGATTATCGGATGGACACATGTACCCCCACGAACTTCCGTGTAACCGACGAGCGGCATACGCTTTCGTGTTCTTGTCCATATCCAAATTCACACGACGTAACATGGCTATCGTTCCGACATACGAAACACGAGTCAGTTCTTGGCATATTCCGTCCTTACCTCCCCACTTCCCCTTGTACGACTTCTCGATTTCGCCAAGCATCATATACGATTTCCAGTACTGATTAGGACCGTCGCGAGTCAAGTTTATCAGTTTCTTATTTAAGTACGTCTGGCGCTCGAACTCGATGCGCTCGTCCATACGAAGAAGCATATTGTTCGCGACTAACTTGTAGATCCGGCGGAACTCTTCAAAACATAAATCTCCAGAAGCGTACAGACGCTTGTACCGGTAATGATCACGATCGCTTTTGGGTTTGATATCCAGCGCAACATCCATCGTCATCTTCAGCATTTGGCCTAGGATGTACGCTTTGCGACGGTAAAGAGATCCAGCGCTTTCCCCTTCACGAGGCTCACAGTGAGAGAACAGATCGTTGTACAGGTTCACATAAACTGCAGCCTGGGTAGGTGTACGGCACACGCGCTTTAGAACTAGAAGGTTTGGATCTTGAGTCTGATCCTCCTCTTTCTTCATTTCGTCACTTAGGAACTGCTGGTGCGATAGAATGATTTCGGAAAATAGTTCATCATAGATAGTGCGTTCGTCATCAGGAATACCTGCAAATATCGTATCGTAAATATCTTTATCTGTTGTCACACCAAGGGCATAGAATACGCTGATAACTGGTACAGGTTTGTTGAATCCGTGTAGTTGAATAATACACAGACGCTTATTGTAAAATTCCGTAAAGTTATCGGTTTTTGCAATTACGTTTGGATCATCTGGACGAGCATTCTTGGGCGGAAGAATAAGGAAGTGTTTGTAAGGACCGTTCGTACCTGATTCGTTAATTGTTGTTATACCCGCAACATACTCGTCCGGCTCACCTTTAGTTGCACCTTCTACCTTGGTAGATACTTCTTCCGCTTCTACACGTCCAATGACTGGAGGGCGAGACGCTGAAGATTGAGGGCGTTTATTCGCATACATCATGTTCTCAGCCAGTCGTTCCTGGGTTAGGAGAACCTTCTCAGCACCACCAACAATAAAGTACCCTCCAAGTTCAAATTTGCATTCACCAGAGTCCAAGAGCTGTTCGGATCCCATCGACGTAAGGTAACAAAGAGGGCTTTTTAACATTAGAGGAAGCTGACCAATAGTTACGTCCTCGAATGTCTGAGTCACGGTCTCGTCGGAAAATACATACTCAATATCCATATCAGCTCTGATCTCGAATGTGTATGTAGTGTTATCAAGGCGACAAGAGTGAGGAAGTACAGCTGCTCCTGAATCGTCGGTACGAGGATAGTACCGGATTTTATCCCCGTTTTTTCCGCCTACATATACGTGAATTTCGCGTCCATCTGCAAGAATGCGACCAATATTTGGGTTCCAACCTCGAATGAAATTGGGAATCTTTGTACTCAACAAATCCGAGAATGAATCAAGGTGGTGTCGAACTAAAGGATTTGGAGTATCCTTGAAGTATGTTTCTATCACGTGCCTCGCAACTTCCATTACTTTCTCTGTAGAAAAACAAGAATGGTCCTTACCGAAATCCTTGTTGCTGTTATTGTGACTTTGGTATTATTGGCCCTATACAAGTACGTCATAAACCCACAAATGGTAATACCGGCAGGTAAAGGTTCACCATGTCCTGATCAGTGGTCGCTCAATGTTGGAAGTGGAATGTGTGAGCCCCAGTACACGACTTCATGTGGACCGTTTGATCCTAAGACCCCGACGCTTCAGACCCCAGAAGCCAAGTGCAATTTAGCACATAGTTGTGGAACTGATTGGCCGGCGAATTGCCCTTAATTTAGACATACAAAAACTACACTTACAAATGAAAATCGTCGACGGATTTACCTTTTATAATGAATTGGACATTCTGGCATATCGTTTAAATATTTTGAACGATGTGGTAGATTACTTCATTATTGTTGAATCAACTCATACTCACGTAGGTAATCCCAAACCATTATTTTTTGAAGAGAACAAGCAGAAGTTTGTACAATTCAGTCATAAAATCATTCATATTATCGTGGAAGATTTCCCCTTTAAAGCACCTAATATCAACTATCAAAAGAGCGAACAGTGGCTAAATGAACAATTTCAGAGAGATGCTATCCATCGAGGACTTGATAAGATTTCATTGAATGATGAAGATTGCCTGATGGTTTCAGACGTCGACGAGATCCCAGATCCGAATGTGCTGAAACGTATTCGGGATGGACACATGAAGATTTCTGTAGCGAAGCTTGGTATGGATCTTTACTATTATAATTTGGTATCAAAGTTTGAACATTCTGTATGGACTCATCCTGCTATTTCAACATACAAAACTTTAAACGATCTGGGCTTGACGTGTCAACGGCTCCGGTTTCATGAATGTCAGTCTATATATCCTGCTGGATGGCACTTATCGTATTTTGGAGACGCTAAATTCATTAAGAATAAGATTGAGCAGTTTGCACATACTGAACTGAATAGGAAAGAAGTCACAACGACTGAAAATATTGAAAAGAGTGTGCAAGACTCAACCGACGTATTTCATCGTGGACATCATATTACTAAAATACCTATTTCTGATAACAAGTATCTACCATTACAGTATGACATATACTTATCAAAGTTCATAGGTTAAATTGCGCATACCGAGAATCGAACTCGGGCACAGGCCTTATAAGAGCCTGGGACTAACCACTATCTTATATGCGCATTCTTAGTAGACGCAACACGTTTAGATTGTTTCAAAATAGACAAGTAATGTATTCCGAAGTTTATCGTCCGACAATGCTGGACGATGTCATAGGATATCGTGAAGAAAAAGAGTCCTTACGAAAGTACCTTGAATCCAAGAATTTTCGTAAAGCTATTATGTTATCAGGTCCACCTGGAATCGGCAAGACTACACTTGCGTTATCGGCTGCTAGAACATACGGGTTTGATCCGCTGGAAATTAATGCATCCAGATCTATTCGTAGCTTCGAAGATGTAGAAAAAATCAAGGACGCGTGTCGGTCTGCTGTGAATATACATTCATTTATTCGTGGAGAAACGACTCGTAAAACGTGTGTGATTTTAGACGAAGTTGATGGTTCAGATCCACATGCCCAAAACAAGATTGTTGAATGGATTAAAGATCTTACCAGAAAAGTCCCGATTATTTGTACAGGTAATGAACTCCCTACAATTTTCAAGAGGAATTCAGAACATATTGAAACTTTAAGGTGTTTTCCACCAAGAGCTATGGACTTACAGATATTTTTCCCACAGCACGATGTGTCAACACTAATGAAAGATTGTAATCACGATGTACGTCGAATGTTACACCGAATGCAGTATGGCGAATCAGATACTATTCAGAAGTTTGTGAGTCCTCCGACTGGGTTGGCAGTGGAGAAGCAGTTCTTAATGCGTCAGTCGATGTTTGGGCTTCAGGACCCGTTTCACGAATATCATGTCGACAGACTGGACACCGAACACTCATTGAAAACCAGTTCACGATACAAGACCGATGGTACTCGTGCCGACAAACTCGAATTTGTACCCCGCCTGAAGAAATCGGTTCCTGACAAATCGCGCAAGGAGAAGAAGCCGTCTGAATAGCTTCTAGACCTGCATTGATCTGATTCGTAGATGCAGTCACTGGAACTGGGTCGGAAAAATTACGAGCCACTCCACCCGCTCCGGCTGGAAGAGTTACCGTAAGAAGAGCTTGGGTGAAATCTCCATAAACCTGAGATGTATGAATACGGTTGACAAGCTCAAGGATGAGTGTTTCCGTATTCAAAAAACGAGCTATGAGCGTGGTCCTAGCTGGAAAATTAATAGACCGAAGTGTTTCGTTGCACAGAAACTCTGTCCGAGCTTCCATCATTTCATGAAGAAGATCAACTATGCGCTCGTTCATTTCCATTTATTACATGAATCGTTTAAAACCACTAGCGTTTTGTAAAGTATGAGTCGAGCCGTGACTGGATAGGTTTTCCCTGTGCCTTAAGCATGTAGTCAGCACTCATGAACAGAAGCGAATCCAGATCTTTCTCTTTCAGTTTGAGGACTTTCAGGGTTGCTTCTTCTTCGTCTAGAGTTTCACGATACTGATCGTAAAACTTATTATAATCCTTTTTCCTATATCCATCCAACTGTTCAATAGCTAGTGCGAACAACTGGGCTACGGGATTCTGGATCTGGTTCGTGATATAGAATTCAGTATCTGGCTTCATCTTCTTCTCTCGGACATAATCTACATGCTCAATTTTGTCGCCCTGCTTTGATTTAGCGGAGTTCTCTGCGACATACACATACGCTAGGCGATCACCGACTTGTGGCTTATTTCCAGCATCGCGTTCCTCCATTCGATCAGCTAGAACACGATGTGCAATTTGGCTTGGGTTCTTATAGTCATCCCGCAGCTGCTTGGACAAGATAAACTTTTCCAGGGGGTACTCGTTCTTCATGACCTTCACCAGCATATCCTTCACCAATTTCTCAGCCGTCTTGATATTGCGGTGTTCCATGAGAGAATCTAGCGCTCCTCCAAACACATCCTTAACGATTGGGGCATTATCACGTCGCTTCAGTGCGACACCCATGGTCTTGCGCTTACATTTTGTGACATCGTCTTCGTACATCATACCGACATACCGTTTCCGGCAGAACAGAATGAATGGGTAGAACGTTTTCTCGTACTCGATCTTATGCGCCTTTCGTCCTGAAGCCGTAATTCGTTCAGCAGCTTTCTTACCTAACTCAATACTCTCAGCCAGATCTTTCGTGGCAAACTTGACGAAGATTGAATCTGTATCCCCATAAATCACCTCGCCTCCAAACTCAGATTCTACGATCTTCTTGGCATCATAAATCTTCTGACGACCTACAGCAGTCGTACACGCCGCAACCTCCAGACGTCGGATAGGTGAGGTTCGCGAACCACACTGACCATACACTGAATTGGCTACAACCTTGTAAGCTAACTGAAGACCATTCAGTACCGACTTTTGAGCATCGTCGTCAATCTTCTCCATCAACTTACGAGTTTCCTTACGCTTCTTAAGCAGGAGGTCAAGAGTCAGAGGCAGCACGCCTACAGTACGAGGATCAGAGTTTGGCTGGACAAATCCGCAGGTTATACGACCATTCGGAACCTTATCGTCTCCGAATGTATCGTACGACACTTCGTCAATCTTGTACCCTTCAGCAATCAGGTCAGTTCCGTCCGGTCCTTCATGCTTAAGCTTCTTTCCGGTTGCCGAGAAGGTCTTGACGTAGACCAACGTATCCGGCGATAAATTGTATGCAATCATGTTGGAAGGGTACAGCGAATTGAAATCAAGAACTGGGATTGGCTGGTCTAGATACATCCCAATCTTAGGAGGAAGAACGATTGCACCTTCGTACGAGGCATTGCCTTCTAGCCCTTCCTGCGTCATGATGATCTGGTTACGCTTGGAAGCGTTATAAACGACAGCCGAGTAAATCTTGATTCCCTGTCCTCGCAGAAAGATGTACTGAACTGGAACTCTGCATACATCAGACATTCCACGTGCATTCACGAGCGTGTCAAGTTTAGCCATCAGAGTCAGAACTAAGTCACAATCCTGAATACAGTACTTGGCAATGACTGCTCGATCATCTGCTGATCCGCGATGAGATGCAAACATCTCCTGAGCTGATGTATCGTCCTTACCAAAACACCATTCGAGTTTAGAAATATCATCGGGAGACAGATCTTTTAGGATACTATTCGTTGTGTCGCGAATCGTGAATGATTTCTCGTCCTTATCAATAACTTCAAACTTCTCGCCTTCGCGGTAAGGATTTGTAGTATTGGTCATCACATCAAACCGAACTTGGTTCCCTACAAACAATCCTCTGGTTCCTTTCGTACTAATCTTTACCAATGAATCCATATGATGAACATTTACTACCTTGTCGCGCAGGAAGGTAGCAGCTACGTTATCTAGCTTATAAGAATCCAGGTTCTGCTCTCGCCGAACGCTTAGAAGTAGATCTACAGCCAACCGACCATCAATCTCCAAATACCGAACTGCAAATTTACCTGATGCAAGTTCAAACGTCTTCTTGACGGTAGGGGCACACTCTGAATTCTTCCATTTGTTTTCGACACGACCTAGACGAAGAGTTAGGTTACGAAATTCTGCCCGATCAGCAATATATCCATCATCAAACCCAAACGTATTGTACCCCGCCAAAATATCAGGATTCTCAAACCTCACACACTTCTGAAACTCTTCCAGCAAATGCTTCTCATTGCGACAGCTGACGAAGGTTACAGTATCATCCTTAGAAGGTGTGCATGTTCCCGACACGAAGACGAAGCGCTTGTAAGAAGTCAGCATATCGTCAGTGTACCGAAAGCTCAGACCGATCTGGATAATCTCGTCTTCAGGGTTCGAAGAAACGGGGAAGTTCCCAGATGCAGAATACGTCTCAATATCGTATGCAGCCGCATACAATGGGATACTGGCACTGGGTTCAGGTGTAATATCTCGGTAATCCACGACGAACATTACGTCCACATTCTCATCATCATCTGGCTCTTCTTCATCACCTTCAAACGAAATCGGCGACGCTGGAGAAATGTCTAGCTCATGAAACAGTCGAATGAATGGTGGAAGATTAGCTTCATAAATATCTTCAAGCCGAATCTTCCGATCGCCAATCTTCATTCCATCTTTCAGAGTTTTCAGAGCTGTCTTGAACATCCAAATTGCCGGAAACACAAGCTTCCAAACCTTGATTGGTTTCAGTCCACTAAACCCTCGCATAGCATCCAACTTGAATTCCTGTGTGATTTTTAGTCCTCGCATAGGTTTACCCCAAGCAGTTTCAATGGCCGACTGAATACTTTGTGACGTTTCACCGTCGGACGATCGGAGATAGAAGTAAGGTTGGAAGCCAGTAAGCCGGACTTTCGCGACACGATCGTCATCCAGTCTACCAAATACATCAACAACATACTTATAGTTTGCGTCGTTCTCCAGCCAATCACAAGGTTGGAGCAACATAGTTACTCAAATTAAGTTCGGATGAGTTAAATTCGTTTTATAGTAATAAGATGTCGTCTAACTATGGACTACCGTTCATGTACGCCAACACTCGTCAGGGTGAGGCTTCTCGGGATGTAGCCCAGAATGAATCCAATACTGCTGGACTTAAGTCAGCTACTCCATCTGGATGCGGAAATGAATGGGCAGTAGCAGCTTCCATTCCTGGTCTAATTCCTCACGGAAACTATGGCAATTCCCCCGAGGGTGGATGTGCAATTGATACCCAGTCAGAGCTTCTGTTTGGTGTTCCCGGAACGGTCCGTATGAAAGGACCTAAACAGATTTTTGCTCGTCCATTCGCAACCACACCTAATCTAGGTATGGGAAGCATTGAAGGTATTGATGATCAGAGCCGCGTTATGTTCGGGCATTCGACGGCGAACCGGAAGAGCATTCAGACGGTGACTGATAAACAGTTTCCGGTATTTGAGCCTCTGATTGAAGAACGGGTAGCTGACATTCCTGATCACAATTATTTTGTTGAGCCGTTTCTTCGCGGAGGTTATTCGGCGCGTTTGGTGCCACGAACCCGCGTGGATTTAACGAAGTAAGTCGCTGATCATCCATCTTCTTCATTAATTCACGTAACTGCTTGATTTCCTGTTCTTCCTGGGTATATGTTCGCACGGGCTTTATAGCTTCATAGTACTTCCTCGCTGTGTTTACAGATGGAGGGAGGATCTTATCTACTGCATCCTCTACATCATTGGTTTCCGCATACACTCGCATCGCTTCATCCTCCGAACATCCAGTCAATTCAATAATTGTCTCGATGTGCCTGTTCATTTTTGTAGTATTAATGTAAATAACCTGAAGATGCGTTTCATCGATGCACTTTGCCCTCCTGCGCTTCTGTACATGCTCTACATCGCGGTCCACGTAGGACTGGATCTGACGCTGGGTCTGTACGCCACAGCCGCGGCAAAGGTCGTTATGGGTGTGGCTGGTGTCGTGATCCTGGACGCCCTATGCTCAGTTGACCTTGGCGTAGTGTCTTGGGCGATTGTTGCGACGCCGTTCATCATGGTCGCACTCGCTACGTCTATCTCGCTGGGTCTCGGTATTGATCGCCAGGTAGGTCTCGCGATGCGCGAGGGCTTTGCGTCTCTGACGGGTGACAACCTGAAGAACCGCGATCGTCTAATCTCTACTCTAAAAGACGAGGTTGGCGCTCTACCACTTTCACAGGATTCAACTTATTAAAGTAAATGCTACTGATCTCTTGGGTTTACCATCAGGTGTTTCATTGCTGCCGACGAGTTGAAACCATCCTGTTTTCTCCGAACAAGGCGGCACACCCTCTTGTCCCAGTATCTACCCTTCCTTGGCTATGGGTTGGCGCTGTTTACGATGACGGTATTACTGTAGAGTATACGAACGATATTAATAATACTATAAATTACGGTCTGCACGTAACGACAGAATGGCTCAATACGGTATTTGATGTATCAAACGTTACTTGGCGGTACCTTGATTCTAAGACGTTAGAAGAGAAGGATTTTCCTTCGTCAGGGTTTGTAATAGATGATTCCGAGTCAGCAGACGCTGCGAGCGAGAATGACTCAACAGATCCTCTCGAAGATGATTCTGAGCAAACCAACCCATTTTGAAACGGCCGAAGAGTTTGTTCAACTGAATAAAGTTTTTACGAAGGATAACTTACTTGATCGCATAATGGTATGGTTCGAAATGGTCATAAGTCCTTTACTCACTTTACTTTCTGCGTTGTACTACGGCGAAGCGCCATCAATATTCACTATGATGTCATTGTACAAGACTGTTAGTATGTGGAACGACTGGATTTATTTCCAGTTTTTGAAAGCCGAAGTTCACGAATGGACAAGTATTGTCAAATCCATTGGTGGACCGTTTATTGCTACAAATGATCCAGTGTATCACGCTTATGTGTATGCCGATGGTATGCAGCGCATACATTACGCCTGCTGGGGCGGTGGTGCTCCGTCCTTACCGAAAAACTGACTGAACGTCTTGAGAAGTTCAGCTCCCTGCTCAATTGCAGGTTTCATTTCAGATAACGAACCCATTAATTCCTTCTGAAGTCCCATGAGTTCCTTGGTGTCGCGGCGCATACCACCAATCTGCTCAGGGCTTAAATTACGATACGCATGTAGGATCGTCGTACCTACATCTACATGCGGATCAGACGTCTTAGGCGGCGCTGGCTGAGGATCGCTATCCTTAGACTTCCCCTTCCCCTTCTCATGCTTCTCCTCCTTCTCTTCGTCCTTATCATCAAACCCCTCAAACGTCCTCTTCGTGACCATTGAGATCAGGTACACGAGGACTAAGCCAACTAGTACCGACAGCGTATGGCTCAGCTTACCTACATTATGAGCTAGGATGTATCCCAGAATCACCCAAGCAATTGTAGCTGCAAGGTGGCGCTGGTACAGAAAAACCGCCGCAACGGCAAAAAGCAGACCGGCAATCAGTGTGTCCATTATTTATACAGCCTTGACAAAACTTCCAAAGCCCGAACTGGGTCCAGCACCGTGGTCATTGAACTTTCCGCCCGTAGGAACGCCGGGATTATCGCGAGATGTTACACCCGTGTAGTTCGCCATACCAGCTACACCCTCACCTCCGAACGAAGCCGACACACCGCCGTACTTTCCACCTCCGCGCATCTTACGACGCGTACGACGCCCCGCCTTCTTAGATCCCTTTCGCTTACGACCAGCGCCTAGAATCGCGTTATTGCCGCCACGAGATGAGTTAGCCGTGAAATCTCCCATCTCAGAGCTGCGACCCCAATTTGCCGCTCCAGTCGCGAGTGCGCCGTCAAACCCATAGTATCCTCCGCGCATCTTGCGCCCACCCTTCTTCGTCTTGCGAACCGTAGTGGGAGGAAACGCAACCTGGGGATTTCCAGAAGTGTTGTATACTGAATCATTACCTCCGCGCCGACGACGAACCGTATGTTTCTTAGAAGAACCCTTACGAGTCATTTAATCTATAGAAGGAATGTTTTCTAGAACTGTCCATGATCCGTCTTCATTCTTTGAACACTTGAGTTTGAATGACGACCCTTTCGAACGCAAGAACACCGATGTTTTCAGATCGGGAACCCGAAGGTATCCTCCCCCCGTAACTTCGTAACAATCTGGAATAGGAAGTTTCGTGATATCCTGACGATCATCAGAATCTGTGAAATATCCATGCTTACCTGGTTCGTCTGGATGTTCTTCGTATCCTCGGACTTTATGAGTCTTATTCAGATCCTTCTTGTGAATGAGTTGAGCTGTGAATTTTGAAGGGTAAATAAATGTATCCATAAGATCTTTGAGCCAATGATACCGCTGTTCAAACGTAGAACAGGCAAACACGCAGTTGGAATTAAAGATAAATATATCAGAAATCACGAATTCGAATGGACCCATGCGTTCAGCTCGGAGAAACGTGTCTCCGCAAATACGTTCATCGACTATACACGGGATACGGCGACACTCCTGTGTGGTCATCCAAAGACACACGGGAATAGCGTTTTCGTATGTGAATATGATCCATCCTGAAGTACCGGTTGTTTGTGGGACTTTAAAGGTCTTACAGTCCGTCGGGACGGGTTTCTTGTAGACCAGCCGGGAGCTCGGCGTCCAGGCGTAAAGAGTCTGAAGCTGATTTGCGCGGCTCATACTCCGGTAATTTTACTTCCTGAGTCTGCTGAGTGAAAGCCGGTTCGTTTTTCTGTGGGAGTTGCTGGGGCGGTCCCTGCTGGAGATAAGGTGAGTGAACTGGTGGGGGTTGGACTGGAGCCTGTTGCATTGGGACTGGAACATTTCGGTAAATGATCTGCGGCTCCGGGGGGTAAAGTACACGAGTAGCCACATAAGCAAAAATCTGTAGGATTGCTAGGACACAGATTGTCGCTAGCGCGATATAAAGAACATCTAATGCTATCATTTGTTGATCGTGCAGTTTTTTCAGACCTCGTCTACAACGTAAAGTTCTGAATACTGGTTCCCCACCTCCATCCACATCTTCTTAGGAGTGTACACTGAATAACTCACTGATTCAGAGTACAATACCTTTGCCGGTACTACTCCTTCCCACAGCTCCTCTGTATACTCGAGCATATCGGTATCTGAAGTTACAAAGTGACGGCGAATCTTCATTTGGGGGATATAAGCCCATCCGTCATCGCACCATAGGACCTGTACTTCCTTTGTTTCTCGAATTGCCGGAAGCTTGAATGGTACCTTGCGGCCGTTGTATCTCTTGATTCGCATTCTTTATAGTTATAGGATCTAGTCCCATTTGAATCCGTATTTCGTACGATTTCTGAATGATTTCGCAGAGATAGAGGGTATCGAACAAAGCATTATGGAGTTGGTCGGTCTTTGGTGTGTGACCTACAACGTTCTCATACAGTTCTTTTAGTTTCGGGTACTTGTACCCAAACCGACCCGGGATCTTACACATTGGCGTACCGATTTCCATCGTACAAAACTTACGTTTCGGAAACCCTTTGAAATCCTTCATCCCTAAATCCCAAATAATAGCGTTCAGTACGACGTTCATATCAAATTTCAAATTATGAGCAACCATGACGTCACACTGTTCGGCATTAAATGCTTCCATCACACCCTGAAGAGGAATCCCAAACTCCAAAGCTTGAGCGTTAGTAATACCGTGAATACGCGACGAATCGGGAGGAATCGTCCATTTGTCTGGGCGTACGATATAACAATGGCTTTTTACGACCGTATTTGTTTTGGAGTCTAGAACAGCCCAAGAAATGGACACAATGTGTGGCCAGTTGTTAGGAGATTGGTATGCCGATAAGCTCATATCATTTGGTAGACCGGTAGTCTCAGTATCAAACACCAAAATCTTCATTCTTATTAGTTTTGGGTACTTGGTTTAATCCACTTTCGTTTTACGCAGTGTGGAGTAGGTAGTAAGCTACCGCTCCGAAGACAACTGAGTGTACTACTAGACCATACGTCGTTGGGCACCCGCCGCTGGCAACACGGAGCGTCTCGACGTAATGAGGTGCGACCTTGCCAACAACCGTGCCAACTAGACGATCGACGAGGCTGTACGTCGTAGGAGAGCTGAGGACGAAGAAGAGGACGGCCAGAGTAAAGCAGTGAACGAACTTCTTGCTGAACATTTGTGTCTTACGTAGAAAATGTCTTCTGAGTTTGTATAATTGATTTGAGCCATTCTGGGATATTTTCAACGATTCCTTTAACTGTCATAATATCTTGAGGAACAGGGTAATGAATATCCAGCGTATTGCTTTCGCAAATAAATAGACATGCACAAGTCAGAAAACATATACGCTGTTTAAGAAGACCTGGATTCCATCGTAAGCAGTGAAGTTTGTACAACGCGTCAATGTACGGAGCTAAAAGTCCAGCTTGAGGTGATGACCGAGCTGCATAATGAACAATATCCCAAAATACCCAAACGACATGTCTAGAATGGTCGTGCGAAATGTAGGGGTTGGGACGGTAAGCACATAATAGATTTTCTTTACGGTTTTGTTTGTACACTGAAGCAAATTTTAATATCCAAGATATCCAGTACAAAGCTCTAGTAAAATCCCGCGATTCTGGACGTAAGCAGTAAGCTAGTTCGTTTAACGACACGTACAGATCTAACGGATCTTCTTCTTTCACTAAATGCCGAACGTAATTCGAAGATGGAGCCTTCAGATTTTCCGTGATTGTAACCTGCTGGAAATCATGTTCGGGCTTTATGGACGGAAGTGACGGTAGTTTGTTTTTACGTGTTAGAGCCGTAGTCGCAGAAGCTTCACAAACTAAATTTCTCACCGCATTATTGTTACGCATATCGGTCATAGCCAACACCGAATACTGGCCTTCATAGGGAGCAAATCTTTCATACGCTTGAACCAGGTACAGAAACACATTCGGAGCTGCGCGATTAATATGTTTAGCCGATGACTCAAATAGAGTTTGCCACATTGAATGAACTAGACCAGAACATAGAAGTTCCAACGTCCAGTAACAAGCGTAATCTGCATGACCTAACTTGATGTTCTCTTCCAGAACTTTGAAGACATGTGTCCGCAAATGTCCAGAGAAAGTGAATTTTTGAAAATCTAATACTGTTCGTCCGTCGGTTACTACGACGTTCATTACTTCGTGAAATATACGAGATATTGATACTCCTTACCGCATCTGACCAAATCTACGCTCTCAACGTGGGTAAACCCAGACGTTCGAATAATATTGATCATACGTTCCTTGGAAGGCATATTTAAACTTAGTTTGTTTTCACGATACTTGATACCGTTATTGTTCGAAGGATCGTAGTACGAGAACACTTCATCATACGAAGCATCATCTTCGCCGGCTTTCTTCTTGAGTTTGCCAGTGTACTTGAATTTATCAAAATAGACTACTGATTCAGTCTGACGTTCAATATTGTACTTCTGTAACGAAAATGCAGCAAACGGCGAGGACAAATCGTGTAAAGGATCAAACTTATCTGGATCAACTAAATGAACAACAAAGTATCCGCCAGGTTCAAGCCATTGGTAAGCGTTGTCCGACAGAATACGAGGATTCTGGAACATATACATTGAGAATCCCAATAGTAAACAGTGGCTGAACGATTTAGGAGAATACAACTGGGGTAACGTCACATCGCCCTTATTGAATTTAGCCGACGGACACCGTTCTCGAGCTTTCGTTATCATTGCGTCAGATGTGTCAACGCCAATATACGATACTCCTAAATCACGAAAAAACGGGGCATGAGTTCCAGTTCCGCAACACATATCCAAAACCCGAACCGAAGAGGTTTGACGATCAGCTAATGAGATATCCTGCATCGACACTTCCTCGTACTTAATACGCTCATTCGAATTCCAAAGAGAATCGTAAATAGAAGCATACATCTCATCATAAATTTCAGCATCGTGTAACTCTTCCGTCTTTCCGTCCTCAAACCCTTCAATGGATGAATACCATACGGTGAGACCATACATTAAGAATATAAGAACAGCTAGGAAGATATACGCTGTCTCCATTAGTTTTACTTTAGACGATTTCCTCCTAAAATAGAAGGCGGAGGAGACGTGTAATTACGATACTTTGAATACGCCAAGAATGCAGCTGCAATGCCTAGAACCGCTACAAGGAAGTACAAAAGGATTCCAAGTAGATCAACTTCAGTTTCGGACTTACCTGATAACTTCCACTGACGGTCTAGTATATCAGCCTTGGTTTTTTCCGCCTCGTAATCTTTTTGTAAGTACGGCATACCACCATCCGATGATAAAGATTTTGCCAAGTCTGCAAACTGGGACTGTGAATTCAGCTGTGCAGTTAATGCCTCAAACTTCTGACGGTACTCTGTTAATACAGGTTCAACTGCATGTTTAGCCATGCTCTCTTTATGATCAGCTAACCATGTTGGACCGTTTAAAAGAGTGTAGTAGTCCGTCTTAGCTTGGACGTCTGAAGGGTTTGCCTCCATCGCAGACTTCAGAGCTGCGAGTTTCTTTTCTTTAAGGCAGTCTGGTCCACAAGGCTGAAAGAGTGACGTCATTATTTAAAGTCAGGTAAATTCCGATAACCAATACGACTAAAGCAATAGCATGTACGAACCATCCGAACGGCGAAAATATGGCATAGACTAAGGCGGTTACCGCTAGAGTCACAACAAACTTCTGGATAGTTGGCTGAATACCATTCAGCTGATCCAAGCTCTTCTTCTTCTTTTCTAGATCGGTTTCAACTTCACTTATACGAGTATTCGCATCATCCTGTGCCTTTGTAGCATCTCCAAATAACTGAGCGAATAAAGATTTGAATGTAGATAACTCCTGGTTCACAGCCATCACTTGAGTTTGCCGACTGTAATCTTTCGTCACATCAGATACAACACTGTCACGATTCTTATCTAACGGAGCAATCGAACCAGAAATTGAAGAATAGTCCGGGTTCGCTATACGGTTAAAAATATTACCAACACTTCCTGACGTAGACGATGTCATCCATAGCTGTTTCGTAGATGGGTCGCCGGTCAAGTAAAGAGGTAAGTATCCCTGAGTATTTAAGGGCGTGATGTTAGGTGCAGAACAATCTCCTTGACACTCCGAAACACCTGCGCTATTTATTGCAAAAAGACCAGTCTGATCCAGATCACCGACTAATGAACCTACTTGTTTGCCTTGTAGTCCAGCAATTGGGGCCCATCCAGTCTGTAACGTCTCATCCGACTTCATAGCATTTCCCGCTCCATCAATTCCGTACAAGGCACTTGAACTAGATGATGTTATTTTTACAGTTATGTCGGATACCGGCATATAGTTGGACATAGTGATGGGTTTAGGTAGCTTGACTTTCTGGTTAGAAGCTCCCTGTAACCAAATATAGGTGTGTGTAGAAAAAATGTTGGTCGGTGAAAACTGAGGCGTACTTATCGGAACAACATTCCAATTGGTCTGGTTATTCGCAGTCTTTGAAGCTATGGATGTTGAACCACCGCTCGTGTAGAGTAAATACACATTCGTTTCATCAGTTACGATATCCAATATAGCCATGGAAGGAGAATTCTGAGCAGGGTTCAGAGTTAGTTTGTACGCTCCTTGGGGTGTCGTAGAATAGGTGTTCCAGTTACCGGACGAATAATTAGAAATTGGTCCGACGTAATATTTGGATACACCATCTGAACGAATCATCTTCGTGTAAGGACTCTCAAACGAAATGTACACTGGATTTCCCTGGTCGTCTACATCGGATGTAGTGATTGGGATATTCCCCGAAATCCAAGGGCCTGACATGTAGCCTAAAGATGATGGTTTTGAAGGTTCGAGTGCTTTAGTATCGACCATTTGCCAGTTTCCAGTACATGGCTGCTGACATACGTAGACTAAATTTTGTGTATTAAATCCCCAAACGTATCCCGCCGCAGACGGTGATGCTTTGACGAGTCCACCAGGTATATTCGCCCACTGTTGAGCAGAAGATAGCTGGGTTGTTAATGTGGTATCAATACCACGAGTATTTGTATCAAAAGCGGACTGGAAATCCGTCATTATTCAATTAGCAGTATAAAGTTCTGGTTATTTTAGAACTTCAGGAAGTTCTTGTAAGCTCCGCGTAAGTGAAGACGAGCCGTTACCGGTCCCTCCTCAAATCCACGGGTCATTGGGCGATCGCTAATACCAACACCCTGTTTTACCATCTGACCCTTCACGATGATAGCTCGGCGCTTCATCTCCAGAAGCATAGAGTAATCCGTAGCAGGTCCTTTTCCGCCATTGGCAGCGGAAGCGCCTTTGTTTACTCCTACCGTAGTTGGCATTTATTTAGTGTCAGAGAAAAGTAATGCAAACGTTTGAAGATTCGCGAAACACTGATCTCCAAAACTTTCAGACGCAGTATGCTGCTCTGAAAACCCAGTATTCCACAGCTATCTCCGCGGCAATTCAGGAGACTGATCCAGCTGCCCAGAATACTCTTATCCAGCAAGTTCTGACAGTGAACCAGAACTTGACTGAGGCTATTCGTAACATTATTACGAAGCTCAATCAGGGAACTGATCAGATTGATACAGCTACACTTGATACTTTAACGGCTGATTTGGTTAAGTATCAGCAGGATTATCAGAATTTGAAGACGTCAATTGACAAGCTTCAGACACTGAAGATGATTCAAGCTACAACAACAAAAAAGTTAGACGCAGCTATTTGGTCTTACAATATCTACCTAGGAGCATTATGTATTCTGTGCTTGGTCATTATCATGTTAGCCATTCGGGCATCCTGGACGACAAGTGTAGTCAAAGGAATAACAGGTGGGTTCAAAACACTTGTAGGAGGACGATAGTTACGAGTAAAACTCCGATTAACGTGTACTGCGACTGGTGTGAAAAAGGTACTGGGGGTGGAGGCTGACGCATCTGCGCGGCTGTAACACGGTCTTTCTGGTTATGTATACCCATACCAATATTGTTCAGTCCGTCCTTCTTTTCAGCTAGGACTGATTTAGCATTAGATCCTAAACTATCATTTATGGCAGTCGTATTATCGTGTACTTGTTTACTGAGCGAGTCCAGAATCGAAAGTATTCCCTGTTCTGCCGACTCGTACGCTGTTTTGTATGACTCAGTTCCTGTCGTAGCATACTGAAGATAGTTGTCATGGTAACTTCTGGATAAAGTATCGAACTGGTTATCCATTTGTTGTTTCCGCGACACAAATTCGCCACCGTTTATTTTCAGCTGAAGTATCACACATTCCAGTGACTTCGACAATATCACCAGGTCTCGCACCTAGATACTTTGCCATTGCATCCTGACTGAGAATATGGGGAAGGTTCATAAAATTGGCATACGACTTTGAAAGTTCAGCCTTCTCCTTATCATCTAGCAGCCGATGCTTCGGAACTAGATGATGCTTTGAAATATTGAAGTACAAACTTGCAAGTAGGAATACCTGAACGAAATTGTTCTCGCGGTTAGCATTATGGTTTACAAGTGAAGCCAGTACACGATCGCTGAGGGAAGTCTCGCTAATAATCACCATACTGGAATTGTATCCATTCTCCTTAGCAAACTCTACGAATGGGGTAATAGTAGCAATACGGTTCTTGGTACTGTACACTACAAGAACTCCACCGAAGTTGTACATGTGTGTCTCATCCATAGCAGGAGTCACAGGATCCATAACCTCTCCCTTAATTCCGCGGTCAAGTAGCATCTCCTTCAGTGTCTTCATTGCTCGATCGTCCATTCTCTTTACTCTTTGGATACTACGAAAACGGCATTCCATTTTTACGCTGTAGATATGTAAATGAAGGACTGGGCATTTGTAGCACTTCTGGCTGGATTAGCCATTGTTGGATACGTTATCTACAAGTCCCGCGAAGGGTTTGAGGTTGCGTTTGTTGATAAGACTAACGATAAGAAGACCGATCAGACTCGCGCTTCTTCTTACGCTCAGCAGACGAATAACTACAAACCTACGGAATCTGCTCCCGAGCCTCCGCCGGGCGTAGAAACTCCGTACCGCGTCAATGCCTGGAATTCTTATGTCCCATTTTGAAAGTCGCTTAAGCAGTTGAGAACTGAATAATCAAATGAGCACAATATGTCTCAATATGATCGTGAAGGACGAAGAGCACGTAATTGGACAAACATTAGAGAACCTGGTGAACCATATTACCTTTTCCTACTGGGTTATATGTGACACAGGGTCTACCGATAAAACACGTGAAATTATTACGAACTTCTTCAAGGCAAAAAATATCCCAGGAGAACTTTTGCAGCACGAGTGGCGCGATTTCGGGTACAATCGTACCCTTGCACTTCAGGGAGCATACAAGAAAGCTGACTATATATTTATTTTTGATGCAGATGATACGATTCATGGAAAATTGCGCATTCCAAATAAACTGACCCATGATTTTTATAAACTGATTTTTGGATCTGGGTTTACTTACTATCGTCCACTCCTGTTGACAGCACATAAGAAGACGAAGTTCGTAGGTGTTCTACACGAGTTTTTGTCTTTGGAGGAAGGTCATCCATCTGAAGGAACGATTGAGGGTAATTACTATGTTGATTCTGGAAAGACCGGATCACGTAGTCGGGATAAAGATAAGTACTTGAAGGATGCTCTTATTTTGAAAGCGGCTTACCAGAAAGAGGTTGAAACTGGAGGTGGATTAGCAAGTCGGTACGCTTTCTATTGTGCCCAAAGTTTCAAGGATTGCAATCGTACTGATGATGCAATTGAATGGTACACTCTTGTGGCCGATAAACTGAATTCTTGGGTCCAGGAAAAGTACTATGCTTGTTTGATGGTTGGGTTTCAGTACAAGGCAAAAGGAGATTTTGTCAAGGCGCTAGAATATTTTATGAAAGCTGAACAGTTTGACCCAGATCGTACCGAAGGAATTTTCTTTGCGGTGGAAATGATGAAGGATGCAGGTCTTTATTCGCTGGTTGTTGTTCTGTACGAAAAGTACAAAAACTACAATAAGAAACCACAAGATAAACTGTTTTTGTACCAGGAATTTTATAACGACTTTTTCGAGTTTAATGCTGGAGTTTGTGCATACTTGTGCAACAACAAGAAACTGTCGTATGAGTGTGGAAAGAAGGTTATATTAAACAATATTGCTCAGCCCGGAGTTCTTGATCGTACGTTTAAGAATATGCGAGCGCATATTTCGGAACTGAATGATGATCCAGATACGTTAGCCCTGTTTTATCGCCTGAATGACTACATCCAGACGTGCGATGAGCCACGTGAAACATCTGTGCTTTGGAACATGCTATTTAAGAAGAATCGGGCGGCTCTTTCGGCTCCATCAAAATTCAAGTTCAATAAGCCTACGAAAACCAAGGTATTTATTTCATTTACCTCTTGTAAGCGTTTTGATCTATTTCGTGAAACTGTGAACTCTATTCTCAACCACTGGGACGCTGACGAAATTGATTATTGGTTCTGTGTTGACGATAATTCGAGTAAGGAAGACCGTCAATCAATGAAGAAAGCGTATCCTTGGTTCAATTTCTACATGAAGATTCCTCAGGAGAAGGGACATCGTGAAAGCATGAACATTATTTGGAATAAACTGAAGGAACTGAAGCCCAAATACTGGATCCATATGGAAGACGACTTCCTTTTTCACAAAAAGAATAATTACGTAGAGAAGGCCGTAGCGTTTTTAGATTCACAGACCAATATTAAGCAGGTTCTGTTCAATCGCGGGTATGCAGAAACGATTGCAGATGTAGATATGCGTGGATACTTGCCATTGTCACCAGGATTTGTACTTCATGATTATAAGCAGGGTCAGTTTCCTTACAAGAACTGCCATTACTGGCCGCATTACAGTTTCCGACCAAGTATGATTGATGTAGACACTATTTTGAAGATCGGGAATTACGATAGCCCTAATACATTTTTTGAGATGGATTATGCTACTAGATGGGTAGATGCAGGATATAAGTCCGCATTCTTCGATATGATTTGTTGCCGTCATACTGGTCGTCTTACATCTGAGCGAAACGATGGAAAGGTTAAGAACGCTTATGAACTGAATAACGAGAATCAGTTCAACAAACAAAAATCCATGAAGGTTATCAATCTGAAGCGGCGTGTCGACAGACGTGATTCTATGAAGAAAATGTTCGCTGATATTAAGTTCACTGATTACGAGTTTATTGAGGCTGTTGACGGTAAGTTGATCAAACCAACAAGCGAACTGAAGAAACTATTTGAAGGTAATGACTTTAATTCGCGTACTGGAGTAGTTGGATGTGCTCTAACTCATTACAATCTATGGAAGGCATTGCTTAACAGCAACGATGATTACTACGTGATCTTTGAAGACGATATAACCCTTTCACCCAGTTTTAAGAAGGTGTATGACGCATTGAAGACCCGAGATATCTTCAAGACTCACGATTACCTATTATTGGGGTACCACATGTTCAGTGCACACAGGGAAGCAACTAAGGATATTTACGCCAAAGAGTCGGACAAGATAACGATTGGAGATTTACCAAATGAATTGTACATTGGAGGTACATTCGGATATTCAATCAACAAGAAAGGTGCTCGTATACTCGTAGACTATATCGCTAAGAACGGTATTAAGCACGGAATTGATTACGTTGTAAAGATTTGTAAGGAACTAAAGTGCACGGAACTTCGACCCCAAATTGTGTTTTCTGAATGGTATGAATCTGTTGACCAGGATGTTGATACCGATATCCAAAAAGATTTCACATCTATAGACTTCAACGATATCGCTGAAGACTTTACCTTCATACCTGGCGTTGATCATATGGCCGATGACCTTTTCTTCCGTAAGGTGAGTGTAGAAGAAGCTAAAATTCTGGCTATGGAAACTCCCGAATGTATGGGATTTAATACGCTAGGATTCTTCAAGAGCAATGTGGACCAAGATAAACTTGTTCCGTCACCATATTTTGGGCTAGAAGATGGAATTTATATCAAGAATGTGAAGAAACGGGTAAGTACACTTCCTAAACTAAAGCTGATTGGAAACTGGCAGTCGTCCCAGAAAATGGCAGAAGAGTTTGGAGTAATGCCCCATGATGGATTCGAACTTACGTGGAAAGATGAAGCGGATTACTATGCGATTGTAAACTTGCCAAATACTGAAGAATTCTATGACTCAAAAAAAAGCATGATTTTTCAGATGGAGCCGTGGGTATATGATACCACGAAAAATTGGGGCGTGAAGACGTGGGGAGCATGGGCGAATCCTGATCCGGCAAAGTTCTTACACGTGAATTCTCATCGCAGATTCCTGAACCCAGCTCAATGGACTCTAAAGGGAGATCTAACGAATCTTCCACCAAAGAAGGATGGAACTGCTATTGTTCTGAGCAACAAGACGAATGATACTGGTCATGATTTACGTATTCAGTTTGTTCGGAATACGAATACAATTGATGTGTACGGTAAGGAGAATTACCACAATCTTATATCCTATGTTGGCCCTGTGCCCGACGATAATCGGTACAATGTATATTCCAAGTACAAGTACGTTTTGGCAGTAGAAAACAACTCGGAACTCAATTATGCATCTGAAAAGATCTGGGAGCCTTTGATGTGTGAATGCTTACCGTTTTATTGGGGATGTCCAAATCTTGAAGATTATATTGATCCTCGATCATTTGTTCGTCTTCCACTTGATGACGTAACTGAATCCATGCGAATTATTGATCAGGCTATCCGCGAAGATTGGTGGTCTCAGCGAATTGAAGCTATTCGATCAGCAAAGAAGAAGATTGTCGAAGAACTTGGGTTTTTTCCACGAATTCAACGTATTAGCCAAAATCGCACACTCTATATTGCTGGATGTGTCAAGAATTGCGGAAAGTATCTCGATAAAGTGTTTATTAATCTTCGGAAAATTGTTAATCTGTTTGATAGTTACCAAATTGTTATTGCATATGATAAATCAACCGACAATTCTCTATCCGAACTCACCCGTCTGAGCAAAAAGTTTGATATTAAGATCATTCATATGAATGGAACGTCTCTTGTAACATGCGAAAATATCTGTAATGCTCGTAATGCGATTCTAAAGTACCTGAAGGGGCGTGACTACAAGTACCTCATGATGGTTGATATGGATGATGTATGTTTGACTCCTATTAACATTCCAGTACTCAAGGAAACACTTGAACGGGATGATTGGGATTCAGTGTCTTTCAATCATAGTCCTTACTATGATATTTGGGCATTGTCGATTGACAAGCATCGATTCAGTTGTTGGAACTTTAATGAGTACACACTAGGTTCAAAAGTTGAAGAGATGCAGAATTATATTGAAGATAAGATTAGGAATACGAATAAGTCTGATTTAATTGAATGTGAGTCTGCTTTCAATGGGTTTGCAATATACCGTCCCGAAAAGTTCGTGAACTGTGAATACAGTACGAAGATATCCGATTCGATCAAGTATATGCGCCCAGAAGATATGGTAGGAGCGTACACGAAAGAGAAAGAGGAGGATTGTGAGCATCGTCCGTTTCATTTGAAAGCGGTTCACCAGAATGGAGCACGTATTCGCATTTCCCCACAACTACTGTTTGAGAGTAATTTGGAGTCTGATTGTCGGCTTGTTTCTTCTCGGGGCATTCTAGATTCCTGTAATGTAAAATCGTCAGTTCCCATATCAAGTATCCAAATACTTAAGAACTATAACTGGGACCGCCTAAAAGACGGAACAACTATCTATGTATGTTCAAATGCAATCAAACATTTGGTCGCGCTATTAGATAGGATTTCAGTGAAGTTCATTCTAGTGTCAGGTGATTGTGACGAATTAGTTCCAAATGATTGTTTTACGAATGAAAAAGAGTTCAAGAAGTTTATTGAGTCAGATAAAGTCATTCATTGGTACGCTCAGAACTGTGTTGGCGCTCATCCGAAACTGTCTGGAATTCCGATTGGGCTAGACTATCATACTGTAAAAACCCAAGATCATCCTTGGAGCCCAATGATGACTCCTATTAAGCAGGAAGCTCAAATTATAAGTCTGAATAAGATTCCGTTTACTGAACGGACTATTAAGTGCTATTCAAATTTCCACTTCACAATAAGTGGACGTAAGTTCGGAAAGGATCGTATTGATGCGATGAACAATGTCCCTAAAGATTTGGTATTTTATGAACCAACTACTCTTCCACGCTACGAATCGTGGAGTAATCAGGTAAAGTATGCGTTTGTGTTATCGCCTCAAGGTGGAGGACTTGATTGCCATCGCACATGGGAAGCTCTTTGCCTTGGGTGTATTCCCATAGTAAAGACATCCGCTATCAATTGTTTATTTGAAGATCTACCTGTTCTAATTGTGAATGAATGGTCAGATGTTACGAAAGAGCTACTTGAAAAAACTGTGGCCGAATTCTCATCCAAACCGTTTGATTATTCAAAACTTACGTTGACATACTGGATGAATAAGATTAAATCGTCAGGATAGTTTTTTCTTTAGGATGCTCGGGCAAAGTTCCAGCTGTCCGATGCATTTGAACTGTATTCCAAATTTCGCGGAAACTCGGAAGATTGGTTGTCAGCCACATAGGATCACGAGGGACAGTTGAGAGACGGTACTTATCGAATGTCCAATACACAGTAGTCCACCACTCAGTTTCCAGAGTTGGCATCATTTCCTTCCGCCAAGTTCCGACATCGCGCTGGTCTTCGATATCGCGATACACGACTTTCCCACTCTCATCAATTGCAAACCAAGATTTATACTGAGCGGTAGATTCAAGCCATTCAGTATACGTCACTTCCTGAAACTTCATTTCGACATAATCACACTCGGACATATCCGTACACTCCAACTGCAACTGCATTTGGTGATAGTACGTTGGGGGGATAGGTGTGTCGTCAGAGAAGACTCTGGAAATCGGACACTTGAATTCTACCAGCTTTCCGTATCTAGGATCACTTTTGTCAGCAGTCAGTAGAATTCCATCAGGTGATGCTCCTAGAAACGAATGTTCGCGATGGGGGATACACGTTGTATCTTCAATGCGAACTCCTGGCTGAATATATGTCGTGTAAATATGCTTGGCAATCGGTTCAAACCGCGTTCCCCACATAAGAGCCTTTGGACCAAAACCGGACTGCTGTTGCTGTCTAGGTACAAGTTTGGACATTACAATCTCGTGTTTAAGAGCCGGTGATGCATCATGAACAGCTTTATAAATTTCCGAAGCGGTGAGCATTTCTCCACGTTTAGTATGCCATGCATCTGTTCGCTGATCGTTCTGTCCATACAAAAGCAAGATCTGTTCGACTTTATCTAGGTCCATTTAACTCTATACGTTTACGTTAATTAAACCCGTTTTCAGGGTAGGTAAGAATATTACAGTAAATGGAAATCCAAAGCCAGGAGCAATGGGTACTTTATCGCCTCGAGCGATTTTATAACGACAAGAATACTGAGCGCGTTCGCGATATTTTGAGCGGAAAGTCTAACCTTTCTCTTCGTCTAATCGATTGGTTTGTGACCAATTATGCGAAGAAGTACAATATCTCGTACATGGCAAAGGGTAATAAGCATATTATTGTTTACCTGTCGTATAAGTCTCATCTGAAAGCTTACAGCAAGAAGATGTTTGATCCTTTTTGTCGTTGGAAGCGCATTAAGTTTCGCGAAATGGATACGACTGTAGGACAGCTGAATTTCTTTGAGTGGGCTATTTCTGATGACGTTTTAGATTATCTTGAGAAGAACCGAGAGACGATTCATACTGATATGGAGACGCGGCTACATGAAGCAAAAGAGACTGATGGACCAAAGAAGAAGCGCCACGAACTTTCGCATTCAGCGACTAAGTCTATGACCCGTCATGATGTGCGTGTAACTGTAAAGTTTGATTAACTTTCAATTAAGTAATGTATTCAATTCTAAAACACAACTATGTCTACCGAGATACATCGGAAGATATAGCTGATCATGATGACGATTATGATGCCGAGGAGTGGCATTATAATGGCCGTGACGTTTACCGTGGTTCCTTAGATCGTCAGTATGAATGGAATGTTTATTCGCTGTACGACGAAAACTCAAAAAGGGTAGGTATTTCCGAACATCATCCTGAACATCCCGAGATCTTTTTCGCTCTCTGGTTTCGAGATAACGTATTTTCCACTCTTTTTCAGGAAAAATGGGAGTGTAAAGATGCTACCTTATGGTCTATTTTATCCAACGAAGCGTATCAGGATTGTCTAGACGATGATTTTAAAACCGTGTTTGATAAGACTTTGAACACGAATATTCGGTTATTAACTCCAGATATGATTATCAAGATGCCGGAGATTCATGAATGCACCAAATGCGGAAAAAAGTCGCTCTTATCTCTGAGCGGTTGCTCGGAAATAAAAAGACCTTATGTTGATTCCGATTCCTCGGTACTTTTTGTTGATGAGTCTTTTGTTATGTATACTGCTCCCGCAGATTCACGTGTTTGGTCTAAGGTGCACCCGCACCCGCCGCCGGGCGACGACGAGGCTGACGACCAGTCGGTGCTGACGCCGGAACATCCACCGACTGCTCAGCCACCTCTGGAGCCTGAGACCCACCACCATACCCCGAATCCTCATTCTGGGTCTGAGTATCCTGCTGAGCATGAGACTCCTCATCCTCTACAATCGTAGGAGGTGCACCCGACTCATCGTCGAACATCTGAGCAGCCGTACGGCGCATCTGAGGAAACACCTGAGCAGCCGTCAGACGCCACGTGACACCAAAGCCACCACCAGCAATCACATAGATGCTGCCGCTGACTGCGAGGTTCGCCTCAACACCCTTGGGGAAGATTGAGGTCAGAGACTCGGGCGTGACATACGTCACTGGGTTGCGCGACGCGTCCACGATCTCCGTAGACACACGGCCTTCATAGACTGGAACCTTGACACGGAAGCTGGGAGGATACTTGCCATTCGGCACGTACTCGCCATCAACCTTGTCCACTGAGAAACTCAGAATGCGCTTGAAGCTATCGCGGATCGCCTCCTCAGAACGCTTCTTGCCAAACCACTTGGCGCTGTTCTCCACAGCAGCCTTGATAATGTGATTCTCCAGATCCGCCATGAGATTGTACAGCTTACCGACATCGTCGGTACCAGCCGAACGATCCTTGCCATACGGGTCACAGCCCTTGAGAGAACCGATCAGAGTGTACGTCTTCATACCATTATCGCCCTCGCGTACTAGGCACCCGCCTGGGTACCCTACACGGGGCAGACGAATGAGTAGGCTGTTGCCATTGTACTTCAGCGTGATTGAAGGGTTGCGTCCTGCCTTAGACTGACCTACCTGGAACGTTACGTTGCTGACATCGATGGAGCTAGAGTGGATAGGGCCGTTCATCTTTCTTGTTGTTGTGATCTTTATAGGTTAGAAAGGTGTAAATCCGTTTTCGGGGAAACAAAACCAAATTTGCGTTTTAGAGGAAAGGAAACGAGAACATTAAATAATGGTGCTGTGTGCATCTTGTAAGAACAAGAGTACGAAAGAACAGTGTCCTTCTCAAGCTATGAAAGGGTTACTGTTCTGTGGTAAACACGCTAAGACCAAGACAAAACGGTTATGGGCAGAATTGAACAATGGAAATCAGAAAGCCATTATTGTCCAAAAAGCATGGAGGGGATATTTTATTCGTAGGAGATTGAAACTGGCCGGTGAAGGCGCTTTGAATCGTTCGAATTGCCATAACACTGAAGAATTGGTGACGATGGATGAAAAGGGAAAACTGCACCCACTCGATTATTTTTCGTTTCGAGAAGCCGATAAGCTGTGGTGGTTTGATGTTCGGAGTTTATACCATATTCTGAAACGGTCCCCAAAACCAGAAAATCCGTATACCCGGCAACCTTTAAGTATTGAAACACGAAGACGATTACGTGACGTGTGTCGGATAAGAAAAAAACTGGGTGTACTGAATTACCACGATGCTCCAAAACCCGAACAGTTTGCAGAGTTAGTGAACGAGAAATGGCTGACCGTATGCCAGATCGTTGAAGAAAATGGGTTTTTTGATATGAACCATTTAATGTTTTCTTCGTTGAATCGATCCCAGATGTACGTCCTAATAAACCTTATTCAGATGGATATGGTAGCTTTTGCGACTGAGCATTCTATACGGTCTAAGAGGTATCAATACTTGCACTGGCTGAGAACATGTTTGTCGAACTTTGAAAAAAACCGTTCGAACCGACTTCAATGTTCTTGGGCTGTTTCTAAGGTACTTTTGTCAATTTTGTACGATTGTCAAGAGAACTACCCCGTATGTTTCATAATTGTGAGCGCCATTTGTAGATTGTGATTTAAACAGGTAAGGAATACTAGTAGTATAACAACCGCGTTAGAAATGTCGACTTCTAACTCTGCCATTAAGTCAAACACGAAGATGTCCGCTGCAAAGAAGACCGCTGTCCCCGCTGCTTCCCCTGCCCCTGCC